CTACTACACGCAAACAATATAAGGAGAAATCATGGCAACAGTCGTAATTACCGGTCGTGATGTTGGTTTATCTTTCACAGGTGGAACAGATATTCAAGCACAGGCGACTAACGCAGTTCTAACCAAAGTTAATGAGCGTCAGGTCTATCAGACAATGGATGGTGAGGCTTATAAGACTACAAACATTTCAGGAACATTCCAATTGGATATGTTGGCTGACTGGGGCAAGACAAGTTCAGTATGTGAGGCTCTATGGGCTGCTGCTGAAAGCGCACCAGATACAGATATCAGCATGACACTTACAGCTGCATCAGGAGCACAATTTGTGTTCCCAGTAAAGCCAGAGTTTCCTACTGCTGGTGGTTCAGGTGTTGATGCTCAGACAGTATCATTTACATTCACAGTATCTAAGGGCGCAGTAGTAGAAACCTTTAGTTAAAAACTAGCAACGGGAGCAAAATGAAACTACCAATTACAATTGAATACAGCTCAGGCGAGCAAGCAACTTACATTGCCCAACCGCCTGAGTGGGCGAAATGGGAAAAGCAGACAGGAAATGTCATTGGACAAGCATCCGAGAAGCTGGGTATTTGGGATCTTATGTTTCTGGCTTATCATGCTCATAAGCGTGAAGTTGCCGGAAGCAAGCCAATCAAACCAATGGATATTTGGATGGAAACAGTAGCCGATGTAATAGTCGGTGATGCAGACCCAAAAGCCACAAAGCAGGAAGCCTAAACAGATTATTGGTTGAGTTGGCAATTGCAACTCATATACCAATGAGTGAGTGGGTTGATGCGGATGACATATTAACAGCGATCGAAGTATTGGAGGCGAGAAGTGGCAAATGAAACTATCGCATACAATAAAAACGATCTGCGTGATATTTACAAAGCGTTCAAACTTATGGATGACCAAGCAACAGAGGAGGCAAGAAGTCAATCTGCTGCTTTGGCGTATTTTGCATCAGAGGAAATTAAACAGGCAGCTAGGACTAGAACAAAGGCTGGCAAGGTTGCGGAAAGAATCGCAGATGGCGTTAGCATCTCTAAGTCAAGCAAAATTGGTGAGTTCCGTTATGGCTTCGCAAGACAAAAGTTTTCAGGTGGTGCTACAACGCAAACCCTATGGGGTGGTGCTGAGTTTGGTTCAAATAAGTTCAAACAGTTCCCTTCATATTCAGGACGGCAAGGCAGAGGTAGTCGGGGATGGTTTATATATCCAACCCTTCGCAGAATTCAGCCTGAATTGATTAACAAATGGGAAGCAAGTTTTGATCGCATTATTAAGGAATGGGTCTAATGGCAACTGGTAATCGCACACTTAAGTTATCCATTCTTGCTGATGTTGATGATCTTAAAAAGAAACTTGGCGAAGCTGATAATGCTGTTGAAAGTAATGCAAGTAAGATTTCAGAGTTTGGAAAAAAGGCTGCTGCTGCATTTGCGGTCGCTGCTGCTGCTGCCGTTGCCTATGGCACTAAATTAGCCATTGATGGGGTCAAATCAGCAATAGAGGATGAGCAAGCACAGTTAAGATTGGCTGCTGCATTAAAGAGCGCCACAGGGGCAACTGATGAGCAAATAAAGGCAACTGAGGCAATGATCCTCAAAACATCTTTGGCGACTGGTGTGGCGGATGAACAACTTCGTCCGGCAATGCAGAGGTTGGCGGTTTCGACAAAATCAACTGAGGAAGCACAAAAGTTATTAAACCTTGCTTTAGATATTGCAAAAGGTCGTGGCATTGAATTAGAAACTGTTGCAAACGCTTTGGGTCGTGCTCAAGATGGCAACACTACAGCTCTTGGCAGATTAGGTCTTGGATTATCAAAGAGCGAACTCGCTACACTTTCATTCACCGAAGTTCAACAGAAACTTTCAGATCTATATGGTGGCGCAGCAGCTACAAACGCCGAAACATTTCAAGGAAAGATTGATCGCTTAAAAGTAGGATTTGATGAAGCCAAAGAATCTCTTGGCGTTGCGTTACTACCACAGATTGAACGATTTATTGGATTCTTAAACGAAACAGGGATTCCTACCTTGAATGCATTTATTGCTGGATTAACTGGAGATCAAGGGTTAAGCAATTCTTTAGCACAAAGCCAAAAGGGTGCTGAATCATTTGGCAAAGCAATTGCTGCGGTGGCTGGCATAATTTCAGGATTTATTACATTCGTAAGAGAAGCAATTGGGTTATTGGTTGAGTTTGCAAACCAAGCCATTCGAGTTGTGAATTTAATTAAGCCCGGAGCAGACATTGGATATATTCCAAATCCATCAAAGACTGGTTCAATGCTTGGACAAACTCCATCAGTTCCAAGTTCTAATTTTACCTATGGTGCAGGAAATCCGACTGTTGTAAATAACATCTCAGTTCAAACCGTTGATAGCGAAGGTGCTGCAAGAGCAGTTGCAAAGGTATTAAATAACAGCGCATCGAGATCAATTCCACAGCTGTATAATTCAGGCATCAAGGGCGGATAATGACTGTATTTACTCCCCAATATAAATTAACAGTTAATGGAGTTGAATACACAAATGTAGCAATTTCAGATATTGCCCATCAGGCTGGTCGTGAGGATATTTACTCTCAACCCAATCCATCTTATTTGCAAATCGAATTGGTTGCCTTAAACAATGAAAACTATAATCTGCAAGTCAATGATGGATTAACTTTACAAGTCAAAGACAGCATTAACACCTATCGAACTTTGTTTGGTGGCAACATCACAGACATCACAACCGAAGTTGCAACCGCAAGCAGCATTGTTGAAACCTTTACTTATACCATCCTCGCTTTAGGTTCATTGGCTAAGTTGCCAAAAGTAATTTACAACGGCACATTGGCTCAAGATGATGACGGAGATCAGATTTGGGAACTGCTTTCGGAAATATTCTTAAACAATTGGAATGAAGTGCCAGCAGCTGAAACTTGGGCTGGCTATGATGCAACAACCACTTGGGCAAATGCTGAAAATGTAGGACTTGGCGAGATTGATCGCCCCGGAGTTTATGAACTTGAAAATAGAACCGCTGATCCTGACACCACTTATAACATTGCAAGTCTTATTGCTAACAGCGCACTTGGTGTTTTGTATGAGGACAATGAAGGTCGCATCTCCTATGCTGACACAACTCACAGACAGAATTATCTTGCCAATAATGGATACACAGAGATTTCAGCCAATACCGCTATTGGTGCAGGATTAAAGGTTTTGACCAGAGGTGCAGATGTTAGAAACGAGATTATCCTCAATTACGGCAATAACTATGGATCACAAAAAACTGCAATTGATTTAACTAGCATTGCAACCTTTGGTTATCGAGGTGAAACGCTAAATACAGTTTTGCATGACGCTACTGATGCACAAGCTGTGGCTGACCGCTTTATTTCGCTTAGATCTTATCCAAGAGCCTTATTTGACAGCATTACATTCCCATTGACTAACTCAGCAATTGATGACGCTGACCGAGATGCATTGCTTCAAATCTTTGTGGGTCAGCCAATGCGAATTACAGACTTGCCTGTTCAGATAGCCCCAACCCAACAATTTGAGGGTTATGTTGAAGGCTGGCGTTGGAGTACTAGATTCAACGAATTATTTTTAACCATAAATCTAAGCCCGATTGAATTTTCTCAGGTAGCACTTGCTTGGGATCAGGTATCAGGTTCAGAGGCTTGGAACACTCTAAGTGGTACACTTACATGGCAAAATGCGATTGGAGCAGTAGCATAATATGGCAACAACTACGAATTATGGATGGACAACGCCAAACGATACTGATTTGGTTAAGGATGGCGCAGCTGCTATTCGCACGCTCGGCTCATCTATTGACACAACAACCAAAGCCTTAAATCCATCAACAACTCTTGGCGATATTGAATATCGTTCATCAACGGCCAACACAAACACAAGACTTGCAATTGGAACAACTGGACAAATTTTATCTGTTGTTGCTGGAGTTCCAGCATGGGTTGCAAATGATGTTGGCGATATAACTGCTGTTAGTGCTGGAACAGGAATTTCAGGTGGTGGAACATCGGGAGATATAACAATCACAAATTCAATGGCAACAGCAATAGATGCTAAAGGTGATTTAGTTGCGGGAACAGGTGCAGACGCATTTGCAAGATTAGCGGTTGGAACGAATAACCAAGTTTTGACGGCAGATAGTTCAACTGCAACAGGATTAAAATGGGCAACTCCTGCCGGCGGTGGTGGAAAAGTCTTGCAGGTGATTCAAGCAACAACTTCAACCAGCGTTGTGAATTCCACAACAACTTATTCAGACACAGGGTTATCAGCCTCAATTACTCCAAGTGCAAGCACAAGTAAAATTTTGGTTTTAGCAATGCATCCTTCTATAAAAGGAGATGGTGCTAGCAACAATGGATTGTATTTGAAAATCATGCGTGATTCAACATCTGTTTTAGAAGAAACTTTGGCACTTTACACAGGAACAGATTTGGCTTTATTCAGTTTGCAAAATTTAACTTATTTGGACAGTCCAAGCACAACATCTGCAATCACTTACAAAACACAAGTGAAAAACCTTCGAAATGGTGGATATGTTGAAGTTCAACACAACAGCAATACAGCTACATTAATTTTAATGGAAATAGGAGCATAGTATGGCAACTGGTGGAGAAGTATTAAGAATGCTAATTCCTAATGGTGGATGGGTAATTACCGGCAACGATTTTGATGGTATTGAATTTTTAGAATGTGATCCAATTACTGAAAAAGAATTCAAAGCAGGATTTCCAAAATATGATGCTTGGAAAGCAAATCAAGATGCCGCTAAAATGGAAGCAAAAATATCGGCACAAGCAAAACTTGCAGCACTTGGTTTGACTGTTGAGGATTTGACGGCTCTAGGCTTGTAATGAAGCCTTACCTATCTAAAGCAGCTGTTCAATTGCGGGAGCAAATTGATGATTGCTTTCCTGATAGATCTAGAAAATCAGATGGTTGGATTTCTGACGCTAGGCATTCAAAACTAAAATCAGATCACAATCCTTTACCTTCCGGTGAAGTTTGTGCAATTGATATTACAGCTGATCTAGGCAAGGCTGAAGGCATATCTGCTTACTTAGCCGATCAAATACGCATTGCTGGCAAAACAGATAAGCGGATCAAATATGTTATTCACAATCATCATATTGCCAGCAAACTATTTAACTGGCGTTGGCGTAAATACAAAGGCGTTAATCCACACACAAAGCACATTCATATTTCATTCAAACCAAATCAAAAAGGCGATTTTTTCAACATCCCACTACTAGGAGGCAATGCATGAAACTAAGCAAAAAACATGAGGCGGCAATTAAATCATATCTAAGAGCTGTGGCTGCATCTGGAATTACTGTTGCACTTGCTATTGCTGGAGATATGAAACCTGAATATGCTGTATTACTTGGCGCAGTAATTGCACCCGTTATTAAGTGGCTAGATCCAAAAGAGGGAGCATATGGAATTGGTTCGTCTGAAAAATGACACCGGCAGAATGGGCTGGCTTCGCCGCCGGCATAACCGCAGTATTGGTCGGTTTCTTTACGGGTCTGCGTTATCTTATTAAAGGATGGCTTTGGACTTTAACTCCTAATGGTGGTGCTTCACTTGCTGATAGATTAGCGAGAATAGAAACACGCCAAGAGGAAATCCTAAGAATACTGTCTAAGTAGAGTTAGCCTTATCACATGGCGAACACACGAAAACCTATCAAACGCAAAAAGATTAATCGTCGAGTCGTTCGCCAAACTCCTGAGCCATTAACAAAAATAGATCAGCACTACATGGCTTTGCACGAATGTTATAAAGCAGCTCGTAAAGCAGGATTTACACCAGAACACGCCTTTTGGTTAATGACCGAGCATAAGACTTTTCCTGATTGGATCGTAGGCGATGGAGGGATCATTCCTTCCATAGATCCAACTGACGATGAGGATGACGATTAAGCGATACTTAGTAATAAGTGATTTGCAAATTCC